TGATTCCCCGCCACGGATCCGAGACGAGCGGATGATCAGCCGGGATCATGACCGGGGCGGACGGGCCGATCGTCGGCGCCGCCGACACAGACACCCGCTGCAACGCGATGTCATCGATGCGGCACCAGCCACCCGACGAGTTGACCGACAGCACGGCTGTCGAAGCACCATCGGGGATCGTCACATCTGCGGTGGTCTGCACCCACTGCCCCCAGTCGGCCGCCGCGGTCAGGGTCACGTCCGCCACATCACCACCCACTGTGGTCACTCCGATGCTGACCGGCACGTCGACCGGCGCACCGCACCATGCCGACAGCCCGTACAGGCCCGGCTCCACGGCCACCGGCTGAGACATGGGGCCCGTCGCCGGATCATGCGTGAAACACCTCGTCCCGGAGTGGCGATCGACGTCAGCCGCATACCAGCCGCCGTCAGCATCGTCCCAGCCGGCCATGAGATCCTCGGCGCCACCATTGGCCACCAGATCCGGGCCGAGACTCTCCATCGACGCCCCACCCGAGATGGCAGCCACATAGGTGACAGGTTTGCCGATGGGGGCCTCCGGATCGTCCCAGGACCCAGACCGTGCAGCCCCCGAGGTGCCAATCACCGGGCGGCGTGACCCGTCAGGGTTGACGCACCAGATCCGCATCGTCCCCGACGGGTTGTCGAGATCCAGGGTGACCCGGACGATCTGCCCGGTGACGACCTGCGCGCTGATCGAGCTCATCGGAGCACGCTCCTTCGATTCTGCTCAGTGCGGGCCGCCAACCGCATCTCCGAGCGGATCGCCTCCCGCAACGTCGACCCGTCCACCACGACGGGGGACTGGCCGTCGCGGATCGCATCCAGCAGCTCATCCCACTGGGCATCCGACAGCACCGGCCCATTCCCGGAGGTGTCAGCGACCGCGATATGCGAGGAACGACGAGTCAGAGCCGAGGACTGGGCGGCCGACAGGATCTGCTCCCCGCCGGTCAGCCGCATCAGCTCGGGGCCGCGCTCACCCACCCACGCCCACCCCGGCGCCGCGCTGAGCGTTCCAGTTTCATAGCCGTGGCCGTGCCCCACCACGGCCCGCCAGTTCTTGTGCTGGGCGGCGGCCGCGCGCATCCCCACGATCAAGTTCTTGAGAGGATTCATCCAGTTGGAGGCGAACGCCCCCATGTCCCGCCCGAAGTCCGCCCAGGTGACGCCGGGCACCTGCACCAGACCCCGGGCAGGATCTCCGCGCCGAACGTTGATGTCCCGCAGCGCCGAGCTCTGGATGAGGTTCGGATTCCCATTGGACTCCGTGATGATCTGACGAAGCCAAGCGTCCTCGTCGGCCTTCCCCGACCCGATGCCCGACCGCGCCAGGGCCTGACGGACCATGGCACGCCAGGACTCCGCATTCCCGGCGACGCCAGGGGTGCCCTGCGCCGCCTCGCCCTTCTTGATGAACGCCTCCCACTTGCCCTTCGCCCAGGACGTCGCCGAGCTGAGGAGCTTCCCCGGGATGCGGGCGAGGGTGGCCGCCCACCCGTTGTTGCCGAGCTTGCCCGTGATGGTCTTCCCCAGCGCCGAGAACTTGGACTTGAGGAAGTTCATCGGGTTCGCGGCGCCGAGCACACTCTTCGCCTTGTCGGCCACCTGCTCGGCGAAGGACTTCACGTTGGCGACGACTTGGCCCAACCAGCTCGAAGCCTTCCCGTCCGGGGTGGCGTACACGTCCTTTTCGTACCCGTGCAGACCGTCCGCGCCGCGCGCATAGGCGCCCTGCTGGTAGATGCCGGAGCCACCGGCACGGCCGAACCTGCTCGACTGGGGGACGCCGTGGATATGCCAGGAGAAGCCCTGCTTGGGACCCCTGACCCAGGCGGCCACACCGGCCGCCCTCATCGCATCCCGCATCGTCCACAGACGACTCCCGGACGCACCCGACGCGTCTACTGCGTCACCTACGTGCGATGCCCCGGAGATACCACCCGCGCCGAGGAAGCCCCGCTTGACGATGTAGATGTCGCCGCCGTACCGGTTGGCCGCGTTCTGCATCGTCCTGGCGAACAGATCAGTCCACCGTCCGGAGCCGCCGCCGGTCAGTCGGCCTCCGTTGCGGAACCGAGGCGCCGACGAGTCATCGATGAGCCCCGCGTTGATCGCGTGCAGCAGCCGCGGCGCCCGCGCCGTCCGCCGCCGGGAGACGATGAACTCGCCACCCTCATAGAAGAATGCGCCGCGCGGCGTCATGCCCAGCAGATTGTCCCTGTTGGTCGAGGAGAACGGCGCATCCACGAAGCCGGTCGGAGCCTGCCCGCCGCGACGGAACCTCGGCACCTTCATGGTGGGCATCTGAGACTTGCCGGCCACCCCAAGGAACCCCTGAACCTTGCGGATCGCCGCGATGATGCCGTTGTTGATGACCCTGTCGACCACGAAAGTGATCGGCGCCCCGACGACCTTCTTCAGCCCGGCCCAGATCCGGCCGATCGCGCTGACGTTGTTCGAGAAGGCGGCGCGGATTCGCCCGAGGATGCTGCTGAAGCTGTTGTGAACCGAGGTCATCAGCCGGACCCCGACCGAGCGCACCGCACCCCACCCGGCGTTCCACACGGCGCGGATGATGTTCATGACGCGGACGATCACCATGTGGATCGCCGTGATCTGCACCGTCACACTCCGGCGGATCCCCGCCCAGATCGACGAGAAGAACCCGGAGATCGCCCCCCACACGACCTGCCACACGGCTCGGATCGCGTTGATGGCTGGGATGATCACGACTCGCAGCACGGCCATGCCGACCGCCGCCAGAGCGCGAATCCGGTTCCATAGCGCCGTCCATATCGCCACGGTCACGGTCACGAATCCCTGGATGGCGAGACGGATGATCGCGATCCCGGTGATGATCAGGGACTGCATCGCACGGAACGCCCAGGTGTTCGAGAAGGCCGTCCACAGTCGGGTGAGGAATCCCGCCACGGCCGACACGCCGACCGAGAAGGCCGTCCGGATTCCGGTCCACGCGGCGACGAACCAGCCGCCGACAGCGGAGAACGCCCCGGTGATCCCTGACCACGCGCTCTTGAAGAAGTTCACGAAGGGGCCGGCGAACCAGCCGGCCACCGCCAACGCAGCCACCTTGATGCCATTGAGGGCACCGTTGACGATGTTCCGGAACGTCTCGCTCTTCCGATAGGCCAGAGTGAACGCGGCCACCAGAGCCACGATCCCCACGATCACCCACGTGATCGGAGACGCCAGAAACGCCATGTTCATGCTGACCATCGCGACCCGGATCAACTTGATGGTGCCGGGCAGGAACCGCAGCGCAGCGCCCACCATCTGCACCCCGGCAGCGAAGCTCTTCGCGGCGGGTCCAATCATCAGGGCCAGCTGCACGCCCTTGAGCGCAGCAGCGCCTGCCAGTGCGGCGACGGCCAGGGACTGGAACAGCACGGCGTGCCGCTGGATGAACGCGCCGGCCGACTGGAACAGCGGCCCCAGCACCCGCAGCACGATAGCCAGCGCGCCGAGCGCCGTGCCGCCGACCAGCTTCACGATGTCGATGACCAGCGGGCCGATCGCCTTGGCGACGTCGGCGGCGCCGTTCTTGATCTGCCCCAGCCCGCCGCCGATCCCCTCCAGCAGGCCGTTAAGCCCTGAGCTGGTGATGTCACCGTCAGCGGCCTGGAACGCCGCCCCGAACGCGGACGTGGCCTGCTGCACCTTCGACGCCGCCGCCGGGGCCTTGTCGGCGATCGACCCGAACCCCTGCACCACAGAGCGCAGCGGCCCCTGGCTCGATTCACCCAGGGTGATGAAGGCGTTCTGCCACTGGGCCTTCGCCTTCGATAGGTCGCCCGCCAGGTTCGCGGTGTTGGTCTGGGCGGTGGCCATCGCCGCCCCCGACTTCCCGACCCCCTTCGTCCACTCGGCGACGCCCTTCGCGCCATCGGCATAGAGGATGCCCGCGGCGCGCACCGCATCAGATCCGAAGATTGTGGACATGGCGGCATCACGCTGAGCCGGCGTCAACTTCTTCATCGACGTCTGCAACTGGCCTGCGAAATTGCTGAGGCCGACGAACCTTCCCGAGGAGTCGTAGGCAGCGATTCCGAGGGCCTGCATCTGACGCTTCGCATCAGCGGCAGGATTCGACAGCCGCTGCAACATGCTCTTCAAGCTGGTTCCGGCGTCGCTCCCCATGAGGCCCTTGTTGGCGAACTCGGCCAGCACGCCCACCGTCTGGTCCAGGGACATGCCCATCTGGGAGGCCACCATGCCACCCTGAGACAGCGCATAGGACAAGTCCTTGACGTCGCCCTGGGCGAGGTTCGCGCCCTGAGCCAGCACGTCGGCGATGTGGCCGACGTCCTGGCCCTTCAGCCCGAACTGGGCCATCGCGCTGGACGCGGTCTCGGCGGCCTCCCCGACATCCATCTCACCCGCGGCAGCCAGCGAGAGGGCGCCCTTGAGACCACCAGACATGATGTCGCTGGTGGAGACGCCCGCCTTCGCCAGGGCCTCCACTGCCTGCATCGACTGCGTCGCCGACACCCCGAAAGCTTTGCCCATCTTCATGGACTGGGATTCCAGGGCCTTCAGCTGCGGCTCGGTCGCCTCACCGGTCGCCCGGACCTTCGAGACCTGCGCCTCGAAATCCATCGCGCCCTTCGCGGCGGCCGTCGCAGCAGCACCCACCCCGGTCACGCCGGCCACCATGCCGCCGGCCGACATGACGGCCGCCTTCATCCCGGCACCCACGCGGCTGGTGGTCTTCTGGAATCGGGTCAGGATCGTCTCGGCCCCGGCCACCTGACGGCGCAGCGCGTCGGTGCGGGCCTCGAACTTGACCACCATCGAGCGGCCCTTACCACCCCCGGCCATCAGGAGCCCGCCTCCCACCGGGAGATCGCACGGTCGATGACAGCCATCCAGGCGTCGATCATCATCGGGGTGTCACGCCGCAACGTCGGCCAGAACCAGTAGCCCTCGTGCTGCGTCCACGGCCTGAACTGGCGGGTGGTCTTTCCACGATGCGAACCGAATTCGGCGCCGAAGAACACCTGCCCGGTCTGCACACCCTTCTTGAACATGGGGGATGAGCCGGCAGCCTTGATCGTCGGCACCCGGTCCGATCTGGCGCGGATCTTCGACGCCGACCTGACAGCCTGTGCGCCATGCGACGCGGCCGTCACACGAATCCTGACAACCTCGTCCTGGGAGATCTTCTTCGACGCCTTCCGGACATCAGTGGAGATCTCGCGGGGCATGCCGCGCAGCGATCGGAGGATCTTCGGGAGACCCTCCACATTGATGTGCAACGCGAACTGCTCGGCCATCCGCCTTCACCCCCTTGATGCTTGCTCTGCTTGTTCGGCTTGCTCGGCCAGGATTGCGACGACGGTCGCCACGTCGGTGATGTCCTCCTCCGCCCACTCGGAGGGGAGCCGGTGCGTGGCGACCGCCAGCTCACAGATCAGACGGAGGAATCCTCCGGAATGGGGTTTGGGAGTTCCACACCCTCATCCCCCTCGTCCTCGTCCTCATCGTCAGATCGGTCCTCCTGGCGCAGGTCGTCGACGTGATCGATGAACTCGCCGACAGTGTTGAATTCCTGGATCTGCCCGGTCCGTTTCAGAGCGGCAAACGAGATCCACAGCATCTTCATGAACGACAGGTCGCCGCCCTTGAGGAACCCGGCCTTGTGGGCGCGTTCCCACATGATGACGTCCTTGAGTTTCGACGTCGCCGACAGGGTGCGGCCGTCGTCCAGGTCGACCTCGAAATCCCCGGTAGGGGAAACGGAAACAAGCTTCTTCTCAGCCATTGGTCAGCAGTCCTTTCTCACGGGGTGACGGCGACGAGGGGGGTCGGCTGGCCTATCACGGGCAGCTTCGCGGACACCTTCGAGAAGGACCCCTGCTCGCCGCCGAACTCGGTAGCCATGCACCGGACCACACCGGAGAAGCCACCCTCAGGCTCACCGGTGTACGGGCGGAACGTGAACGGCATTGTCTTGCCGTGGTTCACCCGCATGAACTCGGAGAGGGCCTTGGTGGCGTCCTCCTTGTCGCGGCCCGCCAAATAGCCGACCTCGAGCGTCCACTCAGGATCGTCCACCTCGGAATAGACCCCCTCGGGGCACAGCGCCTTCTCGGTGCTGGTGTCCGCGTCAGGGGTCAGCTTCACAGACTGCACCTGGCACTTGAAGTTGGTTCCGGTGGCCTCCACCCCGATGATGAGGTCCACATTCTTCAAATATGTCGGCTCGAAAGCCATGATGTCCTCCCGCTATCCAAGGATTTCAATATTTATAATGACGCAAGGAAACGATTGTCCTTGCACTTCATAGGAGCCGAATTCCGAGCCCTTCACCCCACAGTTCCCCACGAGGCCTCCGAGGGTCTGATCCGCCTCGGTGGCGTCGATGAGATGCTGGGCGACCTGCGGCCACAGCTCCTCGAGCTGCGCCAACTCCACGGTCGGTGAGGTGCCGGCGGCCGGAGCCACCACCGCCACCGGGACGGTCCACTCATCGAGGCAGAACGTGCCCTCCCGGTGATCCCAGGCAGGCATCCCCACGACGATGGCCGGCAGCACCGGCAGACCGTCCACCACCCCGGCGGCCACCACGGTCGCCGAGACCCCCTCGAGAGCGTTCCCGAGGGCCTGGCGGACGACAGCGGGGGTGATCATCCGAACACCACCCGCCGATAGGGCGCGATGAGACTGTTGACGTCGCGGTCGTTGATCGGCACGCGCGCCGGCCCGAACTCACCCATTCCCAGGAACCCGTCGGGCGAGTTCCGGCGGGCCAAGTAGCGGGCCGTCAGGAGCCTGACAGCCTGCACCAGATCCTCCGGAACATCCCGACCAGGCCGGGCCGGCCGGAACCTGACACGCGCAGCCACCCAAGCGTCAGCCGACCGCCACGCATTCGCAGCCTGACGCTGATCATGCGTGGAGAAATCGGGCTGCACCTGAGACCACACGGTCAGGACTCCCGGCTCGACGTCGGCCATGGCTCGGCTCAGGCCCCGCCGCCGGCGGCGACGGACATCTTGCAGAACGCGGTCGGATCGAGGACACCGGTGGCTGCGTAGCCGCCGTAGGAGACGCCGATACCGAACACCTTCGGTTCGACCGCCTGAAGCAGCCCGATGCGCTCCTCGTAGAACTCGGCCAGGTTAGAGCGGCCGAGGATGACGGTGCCGGCGGGGAGACCGGGGACCATGATCCGAGGAATGTCGAGGATCGACCCCTCGAACCCAGAGACGCGGGCGGCGCCCGGGTTCTCGTTGGTGGCGGCGGTCACGTTCGCCATGGTCAGCAGGGTCCCCAGGGAGGCCCACATGTCCACCGAGGTCCAGATGGTGTTGACCAGGCGCAGCGAGGAAGCCCGCTTGGTGCCGTTCCCAGTCATGGCCTTCACCGCGGCGCTGTACAGGCCCTTGACCCAGCTGGCCAGGTCGTCGGCGGCAACCGTCTCCGACTGGGTGACAGCGGTCGCGAACTGCTGCGCGGCCCAGTCCTCGGTGTCGGTGCCGTAGATGACCTGCAGATCTGAGATCACTGAATCCCACGCTGACGGGGAGGTCCAGTCGATGTCCTGCCGGGAGATGTTCACGAACCCGCCGAAGGTGTGCTTGGTGAACGGCACCCCTTCGATCTTCAGAGCAGAACTGATCAGCTCGCCCTTCTCATTGGTCTGCTCGGCGGTCTTCGTGTGACCGGTGATGTGCGGCCTCTCGAACGACTTCCCGGCGATACCGGCCAGCGGCTTGGCGCCGATCGAGGAGACGAACGGGCGGGCCCCGTCGAGATCCTGGAGGATCTCCCCGACGATCGGAGACGGCAGCAGCCCGGGAGTGTCGGCGGTGGTCTGATGCTCACCGGGCTCCACATCGTTGACAGCACGCTGCAGCGCCATGACGTCGCGCCCCAGAGCGGCCGAGACGCGCTGCTGCGCGTCGGGGGAGGGGGCGACCTGCGCGCCGGCGTAGCCGACAGCCCTGATGTAGTCGGTGATGAACTGGCCGGGAGTCTTGTAGGCCTGCTCGCGGGGTTCGATGGACAGCCTGCGCTGCTCACCGTCTCCGCGACGCTGCCTGGCCTGCGCAGCCGGCTTGTGGACCTGATGCTCGGCGCGAGTCTTCTCGAAGTCCTCGAGGGGCTTCAGCTGTGCGTCAATCTCGGACATGCGCTGACGGGCCGACTCGACGTTCTTCAGCTCGGCGTCGACCAGGTCGCGCTCCTCCTCATTGGCCTTGTCGAGCAGCTGGGAGATGAACTCCTCCTGCTCGGAGCGCTGCGCATACAGACGCTCAAGGACCGGGTTTCCCATGATGAACCACCTCTCCAAGGGGTGCGAACAGTGACTGTGTTCGCTCCTCCGTGGTGGCCCATCCCCCACATCAACTGGTGGCCCGTGACGCCTTGCTCCGGGTTGTTGTGGTTCGTCTCCGGCGGGGAGCAGAAGAGCCTGCGCCCTTCTGGTCATTCATGCTGGCATCCTGCCGCCCTGAAATTGCTCGGCCGTCCTTCGTGGCCTTGGCGTGCTCGGGTTCGGCCCGCTCAGGACGCGGCTCAGGAGTCTCGGCCTCGGCTGTCAGATGCCCGGCGAGCATGGCGTTGACGTCTGCGCGCAGCGCGGCCAGATCGGCCGGAGACGGCAGCCCGGTCACGATGCACTCCTGCGGTTCTGAGCGAGCCACTGCGCCCACGCCTCGCGCTTCGGGAACACGAGCTCATGGTTCGGCATCTCGCGGCGCTGCTCACGTGAGCGAACCTGGGAGACCTTGGCGCCGGCGAAGGCCGGCGTCGGTGTGAGACTGACCTCGAGGAGTCGCGACTCCAGGCGGGTGACCTTGTCCATGCCATCCACGCCGCGGTTCGGATCCCAGTCCTCATCCGGCACGTACTCCCACTCGCTCCGGATCGGAGCGAATCCGATGCTCAGCCCGGTCAGCATCCCCTTCTCAGCCAGATCCGCGGCACGCTCGGCCTCCTCCGAAGAGTCCATGCGCCAGGTGCAGTCCAGCCCGTTGTCATTGTCGTCCCACTCCTCGGACACCCCCACCGGGAAGGACGAGTTGTTGTGCCACAGCAGCAGCGGCAGCTTCCGCGCAGCCTCACGAATCGACTTCGCGAACGACTTCGGAGCGTGCTGCTCCGCAAACCATCCGATCGAGGTGAGCGTGTTGTACGGCACTGCCCTCCCGCTGATCGTGCGACCGTCAGATTCGACGTCAATCAGTTTCAGCGCGGCCGCAGATGTGCGCACCTCCGGCGCCCGCAGCGTCACCACGTCACTCATGCCTGAACCTCCTGTGTCACCGGCGCCGCCGGCTGAACATCGAACTCATCGCCGCCATCCACCGGCGCCTTCCCCAGATACGACCTGGCCTCATTCCGGGTCAGAATCTTCGCACCCACCGCCTGAGCCAGGAATCCGACCGTCGTCGGCATGTCATCACCCAGCAGCGCCTGGCGATCGAACCGAAGATCGGTGCCCGGCGGCAGCCACGCCCGCCCCCACGCCTGCTCGAACTGGGAGATCATCAGGCCGAGGGTCTGCCGCATCAGCATCAGGAACATCGGGCCCGGCGATTTGTAGGTCAGGCCGGACGATTCCCCGCCCAACCAGAACGAATCCAGGTTGAACATGTTCGCCACATCCACCCTGCTGAGTTTTCGGGCCTCGGAGAGCTCCTGATCAGCCGGCGACCACGCCAGCTTCACAATCTCGGTGCCATTCGGCAGCACAGCGGGCTCACGTTTCGGACCGCCGTACTTCTCCACCCATGACTGCTTGGCGGCGTCGGCCTCTTCCTGGCTGAGCTCGGAGTTCGGCACCACGATCGCCACCGATGGGACGGCACTTGTGTCGAGCACTCGCGCCTCGTAGGCCTGCTGATCCGCCACCTTCCCCAGAGCCGCGAGGTGCTGCTCCACCACGCCGACGCCGATCAGCGTGTTCCAACGGTTCGCGCCCCGTCTGACGTGGATCACGTCCCGCGAGTCGACCTGCACGCCGTCGATCCAATAGATCGGGGCCCCGGTGACAGGCTCCTCGGTGACAGCAACCCTCGGCGCCGGAACCCACGCCATCGTCAACGGCCACCCCGCCTCACTCCTCGAGGTCACCAGCGAGATCGCGTTCCCGTGGATCCACCAGTCCATGAAGTTCTGCTCCACGAACCAGGCAGTCTCCGCGTCCGGATCCGGTCTGGTCAGGATCATCCACGGCCACTGCGACGGCGACGCACCCACCCACGCGTTCATCGGCATCGTCGCCGGCATCGACGCCACAATCCCCAGCGCCCGAGCAACCTCCGGGATCCCCTTCGCACGGTCCGGATCAGTGGCCATCGTCCACCCGGTCAGGACCCCCACCGGCCCCACGTTCAGGGTGCGCACCTGCTCCGACGACAGGGCCCCCACCTGGTACACCGCCATCAGAAGATCCTGAACGTGGGCTTGACGGGCTCGACGTCGCCAGGATGATCAGCGGCCCACACAGCCGCCGTGGTCGATTCGAGCACCGTCACGGTCACCTCCGAAGTTTTCGCCCACATCGTCAGCCCAGTCTTCGTCTCCCGAAGCCCGGCATGACGCATGGAATCCTCCAAGTCAGGATGCCCGTCATGTGACACCGAAATTGGCGACTCCTCCACCCCCGACTTGAACCGGATACACGCCGACCCCCAATCACCCATGGACAACTTCAGCAACTCCACGCCGTGCGTCGTCAGCTCATCGGCCACATTCCTGCCCGGCCCCACATGATTGATCGCCACCGCCACCGGATGATGCGCCGCCACCAACTGCTCAACCGCCGGCGCAACCCATCGCGTCCCCGGACGGTGCGCAATCTGCTCCGTCAAAGCGACCCCGTCAGGCCGACGCCAGGCCGCCGTGATCGACGCATCCACACCGTCCTGATCCACACCCACACCGATCCCCACCAACGCCGTCTCCGGGATCTGCTCACGCGTCCGCGCCCGACCCCACTGCAGTTCATCGATCACCGTCTCCGAGGCGGTCTCGTCGGCATCAAGACCGCCATACGCCCGCAGGAACCGGGAGCGGGACTGTGCGAGTTCCGACTCCAGGAAGCCCCGCCGGATCCCATGATCACGCCGCGGGTGAGCATCCAGCGTCAGATCCAGGAGCTCGTCGTCCTCGAGCAGCGAGGTGCGCACCTCGCCAACCTCCTCGGGCAGCCCCCACTCGAAATGGGCCACGCCTTCACCGCTGTCGCGTTCGATGGCCTGCCGGCCCTTCTCCCTGGCATCCTTCAGCCACTCCGACCTGCTAGTGCCGGCCGCAGACAGAAGCCACGCCTGCCCCGGCTTCACACTGAAGACCGGCACCCAGGCGTCCTCAAGCGCCAGCTTGTCGGCCATCGAGAACCACCACAGCTCATCCACGAACACCAGGTCCGGCTCATCACCATGGATCGCGTTCTCCTTCGGCGTGAACGGCCGGAAGAACGACCCAGAACCAGGCCAGGACAGGCCCTCGTGGCCGATCGATATCTTCCGCTTCACCCGATCACCCATCGCAGACCTGACTATCCGCCCCGACACGTCACCCCACCGCGCCAGCGCGGCATCCCCGGACTGTGCCGTCATGAACGCCCGCGCCTCCTTCGGCTGACCGCACCGGTGAGCCACAAGCCCAGTCACCATCGCCGTCTTCCCAGACCGGCGCGGCGCCAGCACGTGAACCTCGTTGTAGGCCCACGAGCCGTCAGGCAGCACCTCCAGGGCGACGTCGAGCACATACCGCTGCCACGGGAACAGATCCATCCCGAAGATCGCCTTCGTGATCCTGGCGACAGCCGGACCGAAGGACGGCCGCTCAGGACGCCTGCGAGTCGCCCACCTCGGGGCCGGCCCCCAGGAGCTCGGCCACTCGACCGGCCCCACCATCGGAAGCCGCGTCATCGTCTGCGAGTCCATCGATTGCACCTCCCTTGATCGCCTTCAGCAGCATCAGCATGCGCGTCGTCGCCGAGATGTAGCCCGGCCTGTCCTGCTGGTTCCGGCAGGAGTCCGCCAGGTCGGCCGAGTCCTTCAGCATCTCCGCCAGCAGTAGCGTCTCCGGGTTGCTGGAGCCGACCTCTTTGGCGATCGCGCGGGCCGCCTTCCCGAACCGGCCCGCCCCATTCCCCCAACCATGCGCCCGACTCACGCGACCTCACCGTCCCAACGCTTCACAGCAGCCACCTTGTCCGCCTCCGACAGCAACTCGATCCCCACATTCCGCGCCCCAGGCTCATGCACCCACCACCACATCGCCACCGCGCGCGCAGCAGCCTCCCGCGTTGGGTGATAGCCCAGCCAGACGAAGCCAGTGCGCCCGCCTGCTGCCGTCTTGACGCTGGCTTTCCACCGTCTCTCGCGCTTGTCCCAGGAGACGCCCCTGAACCCGCTGGTGTTCCTGCGGTTCATGCCGCAGCTCCTGACGTTCTGGCGCTGGGTCACCTCCACCAGATGCTGCGGGTTCACGCAGACCGGCGTCTCACACGTGTGATCCAGCACCATCCCGCGATGCAGTGCCCTGCCACCTAAGACCCAGGCAACGCGATGCGCCAGCACCATGGTCCCGTTCAGCTTGAAGTGGCCGTACCCGGTCGCCACCGTGTGCGCCGTCCACAACCAGCAGCCACCGGGCCCCGCGGAGCGGTCAACCTTCGCCCAGAACCGGGCCTCCGACCCCACGAGGACGGCCCGATCCAGCGGAGTCGCGCGGTCGATGTTCGAGGTCATCGGTCAGCACCTCCCCGAGAAGACGGATCCGAGAAAAAAAGCAGCA